ATATGCAGGAACAATGCGGTGCCGGTCAGCATAACAATAACCGCACAACAGGCGGAACGGCCGAACACGGGATGACAGACACCATCGGCTATGATGAAGCGTATGTCATCAACAACAAAATCACGAATTCGCTGATTGACGGCCTGGTGCATCAGTATGCCTGGTATAAGAGCCGGGACGAATACGGACAGGCGACCGTGGTGCAGGTGAACAATATCTGCTGCCTGGGCTACGAGGACATCTACGGCAACAAGTATGACATGATGGACGGCGTGGATCTGCCGAACGACAGCGGCAACCAAGGGAAATGGCGCATCTGGATGCCGGACGGCACGGTGCGGTGGGTGCAGGGCAAAACGTCCAGCGACCAATGGATAACAGGCGTGGCGCATGGCAAGTATATGGACATGGTTCCGGTAGGTAATCTGAACGGATCATCTTCTACCTACTATTCCGATAAGTACTGGATAAGCCTCTCTACAGTCCGTTTGGTCTATCGCGGGTGCAACTATGCGAGCGCGTATGGCGGTGTGTCGAATGCGAATGCGTATGGCGATGCTTCGAATACGTATGCGTATATCGGCTCGCGTCTGGCCTTCCGCGGTAAAATCGTTCGGGCGCAAAGCGTGGCAGCGTATAAGGCGATACGCGAGGTGGCGTAAGCGCAAAGCGCCAAAGCGTGGAGCGAAGCGACAAAAACGAAAGAACGGGATTCGGATGGTTTCCGAATTCCGTTTAAAAGGTATTCAAATACCGGCGAAGCCGGTCGAATTTTTTTAGAATATTGATAGGGTAGGGGAATACAAAACTGAACTGATTTGAGGGTAAACGACCTCAATTTAACTATGTAAAGATAGTGATTTTTGTTGATATTTGCAAGTTATTTTTCTGTTATTTTTAGCTTAGAATTGACCAGTTCAAATGGAATAAAGAGTGCTTTAAATTATACGCTTCGTTTTGTGAAATGAACTTTTCATTTTGAAACGCGCGAACATTTCGATTTGCGGATTATACATGGCATTTGGACTCTGTATGTCAATTCCAGCATCATACTTAATCCCTTCAATGGTGACAAACTGCGTGTTTCCCCCGATTCTTACGTTTGCAAATGTCCTTTCGTTATAAAACTCAATTTGTCCGGCAGACAAATTGAAACCGACGTATTTATTTGTTTCATTTTCATAAAGGATCTTTGAGGACAATATTCCCGAAGCGATGGAGAACGGACCGATACGTCCTTTATCCGCTGTGATTGTTCCTGTAATCTCTGCATTCTTACATTTAAAATACCCGGTTACACCGTTGATAAGAAGAGTTTCACCTTTGTCATTAAAAGATTTGAGAACCTTGTCTTTGAACATGAAGCCGGCTACATTCGCACCATCGGCAAACAGGGTGTCAGTGGCGATATTCACAAACTTCTGCATAGCTTCCCAATTGGAATCACCGTTGACAGATGTGGGTGCAGCGGTAACGGAAGCGCCGTAATTTTTTACAAGGAAATTATAATAAACTCCCCCTATCAGATATATGACCTTATCCCGGTAATCCGCATTCCAGACGTAAGTCTGTCCGGAAGCCCATACGCCTCTGTCACGGGGAAACGCCCCTGTTGCTCCTGTCGCTCCTATGGAACCATCATTTGCAACACCCACCCCTTTTTCAGCGACAAAATTATTATTCCATGCGTTTGCGTCCGACGCGGATTTATAAGCCCGGACGGCAAACTGGGTGTATCCGGCTGTCGCTGGAACGGATATCTGATTGCTTAGGGTAGCACCTACGTGAGCCAGCCAGCTTCCGTTGTATTTGCGGGCTGCCAGATAAAGCGTGCTGCACGTGCTTACATTGTCTGCCACATTCTGTTTGCAAGTGACAAGGAATCCAGACGGGGATGGCGTGCCTGTTGAAGTGAAGTTGATCACGCTGACAGGACTGTCCAGCCAGTAGGATGCCGACGGTCCGACGGGGGCAACCATCTCCTGCCAGTCCGCATGTACCGTCCGGTTCGCAGATCTGCCGGCGAGGATGTATCCGCCGTCTCTTTTCCTGCGGAGTCTGCCGTTTCTGAACTTGGCGATTTTAATCGGAGGGTTGGAGGTTTCAACCTTGCTTAAGTAAGATCCTCCGGCAAACGATACTGTACTGTTCTTGGCATACGGAGTATTGGCGGATTCCCAATGACCGGCTGCTGTGATGCTCTCACCATCCTTTCCGTCACTGCCGTCCACAACCATCGGGACAGTTTCGACATCAACCGCCTGACCGTTCACGTAGAACACGAACTTCAAGCTACTGGTAAAATTACCGGAAGCCACCCCGACACCATCACCGATGGGAACCTCGGCCGCACCGTCACGACTGTACTTTAACTCCCCGTCCGTTGTGGCCGTAGTGACTGCACCGACTGTCTTCATACGCCGACAGGATACCGAAGCTACACTGTAACCGCCGTTCTTGTTCTTGCTGACCATCGTGACCGAAGTGACAAGGCTATAAATTACCGCATCGGAACCGTCCGCCCCGCCACGGACACCGGTTATCTTGAAAGTCAGTTCACGGGTATAGAGCTGCCCGTTCTTCATTGCAGCCAGTGTGATGGTGACCGTATTCTGTTCCGGAACCGACTTTCCGGCAGCGACGGATATCGCCACCGCTCCGGTGGCCTTGCTTGTGCTTGCCGTGAAACCGGCAGGCGTGCTGACTGTCAAAGATTCAAGGGTGAGTTTCTCGGTACCGTACCACATGGACACATGGGTAGTCCATGACTGTGCGGAAGTAGTAACGCCGGTACTGGTAAGAGCGACGCTCACCATCTCATTGTCAAGGTCGGCCATGATATTCGACTCCCCGTCCTTACTCCAACGGTGCACAGGGGCCGGAGTGCTCCATTCACTCCATACTCCATCACGCTTCACACGTTTGCACGCCCATTCCACCTGATGGTCGGCATCCACGCCAAGAAAATCATCTGTCCAGCCTTCCGGTATATAATCATCCTGCTGTTTCGATTCCGGCTTGTCAGGGGTAAGGCCGATGATGTTGGTACGGGTGTAGATCCACTCGTAACCTTTGCCGTCCTTACCGTCAGTCCCGTCTTTGACCATGACCATCCACAAACCATTCCGGTATATGTAAGTACAATGGTCAGCCGTATTTCGGTAGCTGTTACCCTCCTTGGGATTGGATGGATGGGATGCAAATTCACCAAGGAAGGTGATGCTTTCGCCTTTCAGCTCACGCCCGTCCAGAAGCATCTCCCAGTCTTCATGCACGGTCCAGTCGGCTGACTTCCCGGCAAGGATATAACCGCCATCCTTTTTGCGACGATAACTGCCGTTCCTGAACCTTGCGATCCTGATGGGAGGATTGGATGTTTTCACCTTGGAGATAAAAACACAGCCCGCCAAAGTGACCATGGTATTGACCTCGTATGGGGTCTTAGAGGATTCCCAATGACCGCCACCTATTACAGACAGGCCCGGATCACCCTTGTCACCTTTGGCGGCTGATACAAGCCAGTCCGGATTGTTTTCGGATGGCTCGGAAATAGTGCCCTTGTCATTGACGCACAACCATGTGGAACCGTTATGGGGCACACGGGAATAATATGCGTACTTCCTGCCCGGCTCCCAGCTAGGGAAGTCGATAGGAACGCGGACTGTGCTACCGGTAATTTCATCAATTTGAAAAATCAATCCCGTCATGATGATATCCTGCAATACCGCCGAGAACCTGTCGCAGTTGATCCCGTTGATGGTCATACCCTTCTTCTTGCCGAACCAGCTCTTCATCTGTGCCGGCTCCGGGTCCCAGGTGTTGGCATTGTCAACAAGGGTGATACAGCAGTTACCGTCACGCACGTCTATGATGATATAAGTCTGACGCTCCTTGTCGGTGAAGTTCCCCGTCTGTCCGAGACGCATCTCGTTATGGGGAACGAACTCATATCCGGGACGCGGAACCATCACGAATGTCTTCTCGTCGTAATCTGCGGAAGTGATACGGTACTGTATTTTCCGGAAACCAATAAAGTCACCGGTAGTGACGCTTTTGTCATGCCAGAAGCCTAGGAGGATATCGTCCGGCTTCTGTCCCAGCGGTACACCATCCTCCAGATCAGGGGTGACAGTATAGCTGCCGTCACTATTGGCGACAAAGCTTTTTATCTTCAGCCCTCCGCCGGGACTTATAGTATTATATCCTTCAAAATAGGTCTGACGGTTGAAACGAAGTTCTGGTACACTCAGAGAGCTGCGCAGGACCAGAGCCTCCAGCTCGGCACGGGCGTCCTCACCGATGTAACCTCCAGAAACGCCGGTAACGAAATCACCGAACTTGGCGTATTTCTTGATGACGGTTCCGCCCAACAGGGATAATAGGAAACCGGTGCGTTCCTCCGTATCCTTGCGCATGAACATGATCAGCGAGCGCAATGCGGAATACACGTTATGGTCTGTCGCAGGGGTGGAGTCGTGGCTTCCGATCACATACACACCGCTGCCACCATCGCCCGTATAGGTCTGTCCCTTTAGGGTAAGGCTCTCAACCTTTTCCTCCAGCTCCCCGATACGGGAATAGGCGGCGGTTTCCCCGACAGTATAAACAGGTGAGTCAAAGGAATAGTCAAGATTGAATTCAAATCCGATAACCCTTGACTGTCTTCCGTTCTCGAAATAAGCCTTGTTGATAAGGTTGACCTTTTGACCGATGCCATAGAAATTATGAACGCCATCCTCACGGTATGCGTCATTTGACATCATCGTGCAGCCATAGGTACTCGGGTCTATCTTGGATTTGGCAGCGTACTTTTCAGTCTTTTCCTTCAACTCCTGCTCGGCGGCACCCACAAGCCCCAGTTCGGTTATTTTCGTGCTGTCCCAGCCGGAAAGCACATATTCATCTCCATCCTGGGGAAAGAGCACATCACCGGGAAGCGGTCTGCCATAGTCCTCATTCCTGACTATCTCCCAAAGCTGTGCCTCAGGGTTCCATCCGCCATCCTCCAATTTCTCCGGCTTTCCCTCAGGATTGAACTTCACGGCGAACTCCAAACCGTTGAGAAGCCCGGATGCGAAACGTATCCTCAGCTCCTGACCGGGGAGGATATATTTCTCGGAAAAGTTAACACCCGTGTCCCTAAAGCGGTAGGCATTCCATTTTTCCTCGGTGGTTGTGCCGTCCTCATTCTCCACCTTGTCCGTCACTTCGATAGTGGTGACATCCGACATGATGCCCGTTCTTCGGGGATAGACTTCATCGAAGATAACCACCTGCTCGACGGCTTCCTCGGTAGTCATATCAGGATAAGCGTCAATGTAAGGAGTGCCTTCGGGAAGCATTAAGCGTTTTTGCACCACGCCGTTCACAACCACGGTCTCATCAACCGGACGGTAGTCAGATGGGATATTCTTTGTTGAGCCGAAAGCGTAGATACGGGTGGCATAGGTGGACTGGGATTCTGACTGTGACATTTCCTGCACGTTTTTCCCGATCTCGAAAATCACCGCATCGCCAGACTCACAACGTCCGAAATGGATGATGTTTTCAGTCACCCAACATTCGCAATCCCATTTCTTCGCCATCTCAAAACAAGCGTCAAGGATGTTGATGTTATCGTAACTCATCAACTGGGACTTGTTTTCGACTGTGGAATCAATGGAGAAAACAAAATCCTGTCCTTTGTATGTGTAACCAAGAGCTTTCAAATTTCTAAGGACTATACCGGCTTGTACGTCAAGCGGGGCGGTCAGGTTCCAGGACGCCTCCTGTCCGGTCGTCTCCGGGGTATATTTGAAGATTTTGTTTTTCCATTTCCAGTAGTAGGCGTCAAGTCTTAATTCGTAATCGTAGCCGGCGGTATTGGTGTTGAATGCGGGCTTCTGCAAGTCGCACATCTCGAACAATCCGAAGTTACATTCCACGTATGAGCCAAGTTTGAAATATATGGGATTCTCTAAGGAGAACTTTAACATGATGTAGTCCTCCTTCATCAGAGTGAACTTACGCTTGCAGCCTTCATTGATCAAAGTTGTAAGCTGGATAGCACCGGATATGTCTTTGATGTCGATTTGTTCCATGTCTTCAAAGTTCGGGGATAAAAAAAAGAGTGCCCAATTTTGAGCACTCACATACACGACAATAAAACCAATGTCGTGAATTAGCTTCTGTTTGCCGGATTTGGCTCGTTAAACTTGGCTGAAATTTTTCCGAAAGTTCGGTCTAAACTCTGTGCGTAAGTGACACTCTTGCCAGTATAAATAAGATGGTAAACCTCGCTACTATTAGCAGGAATCTGAATATCAACCACACCTTTATACAGCTCATCAAAGAAAGCTTTCTTCTTTGCTTGATAATCAGACTGAGAATTACTCTCGATAGTGAACGAAAGAGTTATTTCCCTCTCATCGACTTTAGGATTATTGATTATTACCCGTTTCCCATGTTCAAGTCGGCTTTTGTTCTCAATAAAATCCTTCATGGAAGCGGATGCCCCAATAACATCAAGAAACCCCTCTCCCATTCTCACACCCCATGTTGTATAAGCGTTTTCGCCATTAATTAATAATTCATCCATAGACTATAATTTTGCTGTATTCTTTTTAACTTCTGCTATATCTCTTTGCATCTGTTGAATAGGTTTGACGATTGCCCCTGTATTTTCTGAAATCTGTACCAATTCAAGATAAGATTGTGCTATCAAATCTCGCGTATCATCAGCGATATTCCTTGTTTCCGTATTTATGGAAAGTAGAGCATCTGCTTTTACTGTCAGTAGATTAAGTGATTGAGATTGAATAATATTCTGATTCTTTATCTCTTCTCCTGCAATCTGCAATGCTGTAAACCGCCCGTTCAACTCTTCGCCGGTATCTTGAGACATGGTTTGGAAACCTTTGCTGCTTGCAGACTGGGAAGCTGCTTCCTGTGAAATCTTGTCATATCCGGTTGCTGCGGCAAGCTCGTCACGGAGCTTCATGGCTTCGTCCACATAACCCATGTATTCATCCATCAGCTCCTTACGCTCATTATTATCAAGCGTACCATCATCCTTCATGGCTTCACCGAATTTATCATACCATGTCCTCAGTTTGTCACTAAACTGTTCACCGATGGCATTTGACAGCATCGCCTGCATGAAATATTTGGATATGTCATCAGCAAAATCCTCCGCACTCTTCTCCATATCCATCAGACTGCTTATAAAACTGTCATACATGGAATCGAATGACATTCCGATCAGGCCCTCATAAAGACTGTCGGTCAGTTCTTCCAGTTTTCCTGCCTGCTCTATATAATCATCCAGCTTGTCGGTAACACGCTCACCGTAACCTCCCTTACCGGAAGATTCCATGATATCCCATAACCATACGTCCGACCGTAGAGCCTTCATCTGTTCGGGGGTCAGATTCCACAAGGAATCGGTGCCGGAGAAATCCTGCATGCCGGTAGCTTTTCTTGCGTGTTCCAGCATTTCATCCGTCCATTTCAGATAATGCTGCCAGCTGCCGTGGCTCTTATGATATCCGGCTTGCTCCTTTGCTATTTGCAGATAGTTTTTATTGACTTCCTCCTGATACTTTACAGCTTCCCTG